TTTATGTAATCAGCAAGTTTACGATACTCTTGCTGTTTGATAAACATAAATGCTTCCTTTTGGACGATATCACCATCATAGTCCAACGTTTTGTTTAAAACGCCATCATTCCACAATTTTATCTTTTTAATGATACCATTTAAAACCAATTCGTCTGTTGGGTCACCCTCAACTTTGTATTTCTTAATCGCAGTTGCTAAACTCTGATTTTGTAGATTTGGGATTTTTCCATACTCATTGAAATACTCATTAAGGACAATGAGCATTCGTTTTAAATTTGGATCATCAAAGTAGGTTACCTGCATGTTTGGCAGGATTTTCTCACCGAACTCTGATTCAGTCACCATTTGCCACACTAACTTTAACTGAAAATCAGGTCCAAGATACCCTGCAAAGGTATAGTCTTCCATTGTTTGCTATATTTTTATGTTAAGATGATTGTCTACTATTATGAAATTGTTGTCTGAAATGAGAACGCATTTGTTTAACATATGATTGATTCTTCATATTCTTTAACATTTTTGTTCTCTTATCTTTTGACAATTCTCTTATCTGATGGATGTAAATACCATAGGTGTTGATTAAATCATAATCATTCCACATATGGGCAACATCATTAGCTTTAAGATTTGTAAAAATGTCACTTACAATTTCATTTACTACTTCGACAATATCAGTAGAAAATCTCGATGCGGGATTATAACTATCTACGTAGAAATTTCTTTCAACTATAGGGTTATCATTGATGTATAAACCAAACTTACACTCTACACCTGTAATCGTTTTCTTATTAATCACTTGTGTAACAATTGGTGGTCTTGATAATTTGTTCACATAACCACTCACTTTACCATCCAAAGTATTCTTGTATTCAGCCAATAGGTCATAAATCCAATCAACTTCTTTGATTTCATCACAACCTCTATCATATATAAAGTTGAGGTTTCTACGAGAAAGAGTTCGTTGCAATTTAGATATGATCGTAGGAATCGTATCTCGAATATCAACCGAATAACGAATTACTGGGTTGAACACGTCTGCTGAAAATACTTGTTCTACTACTGTAGAATTTCCCTGATAAACACCAAATTTGAATGTGTTTTCGTGTGATTTTTCGCTCATATTTTTAGTTTTAAAAGTTAATAATCTGTTTGCTATACAAATATAATAATTTAAAGGGTAAAAACCATTTTTTCACGATAAATTAGTAACATTTTTATTGTATTCGGTTAATATTCTTTTTTCATTCATAATAACAGAATAAAACGGTTCTACATAACTTACAAACGTACCACCATAAGCCAATAAAAAATCATCTTGGTTCATCATTTTATATAAATGTTTGCTACCACGACCTTCATCGTCTAATGGCATACTTAATTGTTCTAATTCATCAACTGCTTCTTCATTTAAAAAAGGTTTCTTCAAATTAATTAATTTATAATTCATTACCAATCTATCTAAACTATTCAATAGATTCTCCAATGCTTTGAGAGGCTTCTTTTTGGTTTCAACTCTTTCTTGATTAATCTTATCTGCTTTTCCACATAATTCTCGTACACTAAGATGCTTAAACTTTAATTCGGGGAAGTGTTTGAGTAATGATTTTTCCTTTAATAACTCAACACCCTTAATATTATCGGAAACATCCCCACAAATTATCTTCATTGTCAATGCATTTGAATAATGATATCCAAAAGTGAACAAGAAATTATCTTTTTTAACTGGTTGATCTATATTATCAAACAGTATTGTGATATTTAAATCTAATAGTTGTGCAAAATCCCTATCATTTGTATAAAGCAAAATATCTTCTTCATTATGATAACGACTACAATATTTTGCAATTAAATCATCTGCTTCAATTTCATCTACTTCTATTTGTCGAAGAAATAGTTCTTCGGCATATGCCTGTATTCGTTTTCTTTGTTTTAGAACGGATTCATCTTTCTCTTGTTCTCTCCGCAATTCAGATTCAGAGAGTTCTATTTTATCATTCCAAGACTTATCTTTTCTGTTTCCTTTATAAGCTACATCAATATTGTGTCTATGTATTCCACCATTTTCTCCATCCCACGTTAACACCACTTTATTGATCATATGTTTTTTTATTAACTTTCTTGTTGTTGTAAGAAAAGCATAAAGTCCACCTATATGTCCAAAACTTGGAGTATAGGTGTTCTTTGCACCATGAAACGATCTTTTCAAGAGAAAAGAAGAATCTACTAATAACGTTCTAATTTTCATTTTACTCTTTTATTTCACCTGTTTCAGGATCAACATTCATGTCTTTACCAAAATTTTCTTTCATTTCTCTATTAAGGTTTTCGACATTTAATTCCACATCACCATCTATATTAACATCGGTATATTTATTTCCGATATCGTCAGCATTAATTGTTAAATCACCAAGAACGTCTCTAAAATATTGAATATGTTCTTTTTTATATTCATCAATATCTTCTGGAAATATAAATCCATGTGGCGTTGAAATTAATTTACCTTCCATTGAAATACCACCTAATGGTCCGTCAATGTGATTTTTAGCGACCTTAATGTTGGTTTCGATTCCATAACTAACATTTCTTTTCTTAGATGTAGCACCAACCATTTTTGTTCCGTGTGCTGCTATTCCACCATGATGATAAATTAATCTTGAACCAAAAAAGAATGCTTCACCACCTTTATGTTTTACAACTCCTGCTCCCATTGCATCAATCCAAATCTTTTGAACAGCAATAATTGTGTTTACATATTTTCTATTTTGTTTTCTTGAAGCTGGAATTCTGCTATTTAGAATTGATTTGAATGCATGTTCAAATGCACCTGCATTCCACATATTATTATCAGAAGTTCCCTTTTCTGATGCATTAATTGATCGTATACAGTCTAAGGTTCCAAGTGAATCAATAATAAAACAAAGATTTTTTGGTAATTCCCCTGCTTCTTGTTGGTTTAAAAAGAAATGAATTGCATCTGCAAGGTCTTCAATTGATGCTTCATTACGTTTTGGGTCTTTCTTTCTACCAAATTGTTCTAATAGAAAATCGTTTTGGACGTAGATTTTATCACCACCCCAATCAAAACCCATTTTCTTAATTCTTTCTATACCGACATTATTTTCGGTATCAATAATGATTGGTAAGTCTCCTTGCCTTTGGGCATCTACTGCTGCTTCAAGCACCGATGTCGATTTTCCTGTATTTGAAAATCCACGTGAAAGTGAAATATAACCCTTTGGAAAGCCGGGAAGACCCGTTGCTTTTTGTAAGGCAGGAGAACATTTATACCATTCTAAAGGTTTTTGATCAACATCTTCTCCACCAATTTTTTTCTTAAAATCATCTAATGAAAATTTCTTTTTCTTTGTAGGTTTTTTATTACCGTTAGGTACTGCCATTATTTGCTCATTTAAAAATAAGTGTTATGAAAAGGGGGGTTTACGCCCCCCTTTAAAATCTTAAAAAAATCGAATTAATTAAAATGGTAGATCATCATAACTTTCGTATGATTCATCTTCATCGCTTTCTACAGAAGTAGATTCCACAGGTGCTTCAACACTTGCTTCTGCTGTTGTTATAGTTGGTTCCTCTTGGGTTTCCAACTTTTCTGCAACATCTTTTACTTCTTGAGTAACATTTACACCCGGATTTTGGAATGTTCCAACATCTTCTTTTGTAATGTCGTTAATAGAAGGTTCATATGAAGAAGTAACCACGTCTGATGCCATTTCAACGTTTGATTCTTTCTTTTCAGCATCCAAGTTTTGATTTCTTGTGTTTGCCTTTTCCTCTAAATCAGGACGACCGGGGAATACCCAACGTTTGTTGTTCTGATCGGTATCTTCCCAATATGGTGCTTGATCATTAGCTACCATTTCCAAGAATTCATGAGGTTCAACATTAGGTGCTTGAGCAGGTTTAAATACCTCTCTCCACGTAATAGGGTTACTAGTCCACTCTTTTACAACCACAGGGTCAGTATGAAGTGGTGTCGAACCTCTTGGAGTAATTGATGAAACATCACGATAAGTTCTGTCTCTTCCCGGCATTTGGGCATCAACAACCGTAACAATCAGGTCAGTACCCTTTTGTGTGTCAGTATAATCGACTAGATTATCGTCCATCCAATTCGTTACAGCCGGTCCTAATTTATCCAAAATACCTTGTTGCTTGAAGTTGTGCTTGAATCTCCAAAACTTAACACCGTCTTTTTCAGCACCTTTGTCAACACCACGAATAATATAAAATTTCTTCGCTTGCAACTCACTTGATGCTTTCCAAATCTTATCGTTTTGTTCTTTAACAGCAAGTTGTTGTGGTGTCATGTCTTCCTTCTTAATTCCTTTTAATGAAGGGTCTTGCTTTGCAAGGATTACTTTTGACTTTTCACACAACGGACATGGCTTAGTTATCATAACAGGTTTACCTTCTTGATCAGTAATAACCTGACCATTAGTATCTGTTTTTGGTACTTTAGCATCATTGTGTGCAGGACAATAAATTTTACGGAATTTCTTCTTACCACCAGCAGCGTTTACAGGAACAACATGAAAGAATGATGTTTCAATGTAATCTCGACCCGGAAGTGGAGGAAGGATTCTGAAAATTTCTTTGTCTTTTCTCGGAGTGAAATACTTTGCTAAGATTTCTTCACGTGAGGCTCTTTTAGGTTTATTAGGGTTTTGGTGGGTTTTAAACATTTCTCTAAATTTGTTCACATCTACACCACCAGTAGAAGTGTTTTCACTTGTGTTTTCCATTTGTTTACACGTTTTTAAATTACAGTTATTTACATTATGTGTTTAGAATCACTTCTAAACGTTTGCTCATTGCAAATTTACATATACTTACATTAAATTACAAGTCTTTTACATAAATACTTAAAAAATATTTATTTTCATGTTTTTTTCACTAAAATTTATGGGTTTACACCCTGTAACATTGTTGCTCCACTTGATACAATTTCTACATATCCAAACGGTGTTGGACCACCATAAGCAGGTGGATTAAATTGTTTTAATACATATCTATCGTCAGCCGTATCACCCGTTGTTCCAAATAATTGAACTGGGTCAGGAATGTTGCTTACCTTCACATTAAAATTAACTATTGTTGCACCCGTATTCACACCAATGAATCTAATATATCCTCTACTGTCACCCGAACTCAAATTAATATCAAAAGTACCACCTGTAAATGTAGCACCCGATGCAATTCCTGTCAATCCTGTTACATCATAAACATTAAACAAAGCAGTCGTTCCTGTTGGAATGAATTCAACTCTAAGTGTTGTGTCATAAATTAAAGCAGGACCGGCTGTTGCTGTATCATACTTTTGTGTGTTGGTACTATCTGTTGACCATAATAATGAAAGTTCATTTAATGTACCAATTG